CAAATTAAGTGGTGTTGCTTATCTTTATCTTAGACTAGAAGCTGATTCTGATGTTTGGGGATCTGGTGTTCCTACTATAAATGCAGATATATTAGGAAAAGTAGTAGAAGACACTAGGGCTAATTATTCTGGCACTGCATTTTCTATAGACAGATACAGTAACAATCCTGCCCTTTGCATAAAAGATTATTTAACTAATTCTACTTACGGTAAGGGTATATCTGGAAGCCAAATAAGCACGTCATCCTTTGAAGCGGCGGCTAATTATTGTGATGAGTTAATTACTATTACAAAAGACGATGGTACAACCGTCACACAGAAACGATTTACAATGAATGGTGTTGTTTCTGTTGGTGAATCAAGTATGAACATACTTAACAAGTTGCTGACATCTTGTAGGGGTATGCTTGTGTTTAGTGGTGGGTTTTACAAATTGATTATAGATAAAGCTGAAACCGCATCATTAACTTTTGATGAATCAACTATTATGCCTAATTTTAATATTACGTTACCTGGTAAACAAAGTTTAGCTAACAGAGTACAAGCAAACTTTTTTAATCCAGAGAACGAATGGCAAGCAGATTTTGTATATTCAGAAAGCGGTACCTACAAGACACAAGACAATAATCTATTATTAGAGCGCAAAATAGAACTGCCCTTCACTGCTGATTATTACCAGGCACAAATGATTGCAGAACAAGTTTTAAAACAAAGCAGACAAGGCATCATTATTGATTTTAGAACATTACAAGAAGGCTTATTGGCAGAAGTAGGCGATGTCATATATATAAAATTAGATGCGCCTGGTTGGTCAAGCTTAAATAGCGGCGCAGGCAAACTGTTTAGAGTTATACAAATAGGTATAGAAGCTAATGATGAAATTTCTATCATAGCGAGGGAATACGATGCAGACGTTTATACAGTAGGCACAGCAAAAACATTTGATACAGCTCCAAATACCAATCTACCTGCTTTAAGTACAGTAACTAAACCAATCAATCCAACTGCAACTGAAACATTGCTGTTTAATGATCCAAAAGTTACAAACAGAATTACGCTAAATTGGGCGGCACCTACTACGCCTTACATAAGACATTACGAAGTGGCATACGTGCAAGGTGCTACAGGTAAAACCTACATTCAAGCAGGCACCGTATCTGGCACACAATTTACAATAGATAATCTAGATCCTAGTGTGTATCAATTTGCAATAAGAACTGTTAATACAGCAGGCTTTAAATCTAATTATGTTTCTACGTCAATTAACGTATTAGGCACATCTGTATTGCCTGCCGTTAATGCTCCTGGTATTACTGGCGTAGTTGAATCACTTATATCCACTACAGCAGGTTCAGGTGTTAAAGCAAAAGCGGTTTTGTCTTGGGTTGCACAAAGCAACGCAGAATGGGAAGCACTTGGAATATATATAGAAAGCTATGAAGTTGAATATAAGCTAACTTCTGAAACAACAAACTTTGAGCGTTTAGGATCTGCAACTGGTACTTTCTTTGAATTCTTTGATATTGCACCTGGCAATTATGATTTCAGAGTACGTGCTGTAAATGATGCAGGCATCAAATCACCGTATGCAACTACTACAGCAGAGATAACAGGACTTAGTGCCGCACCTGCTGACGTAACAAATTTTTATCTAAGGGCAGAAAGCACACAAGCTAATTTGTCCTGGACACCTACTACAGATCTAGATGTTAAAGTTGGTGGTACATTTGAAATTAGACACAGCGTGGCAACAAGCGGAGCAACTTGGGGTACGTCTATAAAAATAGGATCTGACGTACCAGGATCTTCTAATGCAGCTTCAATGCCATTATTGGTAGGTACTTATTTAATAAAAGCGGTTGATTCAACAGGTAATAAATCAGTAAGTGCTACTAGTATTGTCAATACTGTTACGCCTTCAATACAAGAAAAAAGAACACAGCAGACGATTACAGATACAACCTTTGCAGGCACTAAAACAAATATGGTGGTTGATGCTGATAGCGGCGTACTTAAATTTGAAGCTGATACGCTTATAGATAGTAAGACAGAAAATATTGATACCTGGGGTTTATTTGATGCCATTGGTGGTGTTGATACGTCAGGATCTTACGAGTTTGCGAACAAGATAGATCTAACGCGCGTTATGTCTGCCACATTAACAGGCAATATAACTTTTACTACAGTAGCTACGTCAGATATATGGGATAACAGAGCAGGCAATATAGATACTTGGGATGCTATAGATGCCAATACATTTGATGATGTTAACGCTACTTTGTTTATTGCTTCTACCAATGATGATCCTGCAAGTGGTGGTGCAACTTGGTCAGCTTATCAAGAATTTACAATCGGTAATTACTACGGCAGAGGTCATAAATTTAAACTGGAATGTACTACTGGTGATACTACGCACCAAATTAATGTATCGCAGTTAATAGCCAAAGCAGAGGTTTATTTTAGATTTGAGTCAGAGACAGGCACAACAGCTACAGGCGGTACAGCGTTTACGTATGACACGCCTTTCTTAGCTACACCACAGATAGCGATTACAGCTAACGATATGGCTACAGGTGATTACTATGCGATTACTAGCAGTTCCACTACAGGATTTACACTCAGATTTTATAACTCAAGCGGATCTGGAATATCCAGAACTGCTTACTATCTAGCAAGGGGATATTGACAATATGAATATGCAACTTACGGTCTTTTGTACAAAATTTATAACATGTAAAGGTGGGTTTTAGATGGCACAACATGATTACGTTATAGCTAATGCTTCTGGTGCTACAGTCAGAGCAGACATTAACAATATGGCACTGGCCATATCTTCAAACAATAGCGGATCTTCCGCACCTGGCACCACTTACGCTTATCTCTGGTGGTTAGATACTTCTGCTAATGTTTTAAAGTTACGTAACAGTGCGAATAACGCCTGGATTACTATGCCCTTTTCTATTGGGGCTAATAACACGGTAGATATAAACGGCGGTGCTATTGATGGAACTGCTATCGGCGCAAGTGCGGCAAGCACAGGTGCTTTTACTAGCCTTACAGCATCTTTAGCATCAACTATAACAACCGCAGACAATACAGATACACTTTCTTTAATTTCTACAGATGCAGATGCTAATGTTGCACCTAATCTTAGGATGTATAGAAATTCTGGTTCACCCACAGATTCTGACCAATTAGGCAAAATATCGCTTGTTGGTCGTAATGATAATTCACAAGATGTTATTTATGCTCAAATAGGCTCACAAATTAAAGACGCTAGTGATGGTACAGAAGATGGCAGAATATTTATAAACAGTATAGTGGCTGGTACTACAGTCAGTCGTATTGACATGACAGAAGGTGAAACTGTTTTTAATAATGATACAGTAGACTTAGACTTTAGAGTTGAATCTGATGGCAACGCTAATATGTTGTTTGTTGATGGCGGTAATGACCGAGTAGGCTTAGGGACTGCGAGTCCTAGTAGTTCTTTACACGTTTTTGGTAATAGTTCTAGTAGAAACACTATTGTTTCCAACGTAACTCTTGATGGTGGAACTGGTGCAGCAAATCCATACGAAGGTTTTGGTTTTGGTATTGATTTCATAGGTAGAGACTATGGTAATGCTGTTAGAAACTACGCAGGCATTTATTCTTTAATGGAAACAAAATCTTCATCTTCTGGTGGTGGCGATGCAGGATTTGCTTCTGGATTAAGTTTTTATACTAATACAGGTGGAGCAAGTGGCACTAATCCAAGTGAAAAGGTTCGTATAGATAAAGATGGAAGCGTAGGCATAGCAACTACGAGTCCTGCGGGTAAATTTCACGTTGCAGGACATACAGGTAGTGTTGCATCAATATTTGAAGCAAATGCAAATGGCGATACTGTACCAGTACAACTTAAAGTAAAAGCTAACAATGGAACTACATCTACACAAGGTCTTTATGGTAATGCAGGTTCAGCTTCAACAGACAACACCATTACATTAGGTACAAGTGGAACAAGTGGTCTAACTGTAACTAATGGTGGAAGCGTAGGCATAGGAACTACGAGTCCTGCAGCAAAACTTTCTGTACATGGAAGTGTACAATTTAGAACAACCAACACAGATGGAAATGAGGAAAGAATTAATTGGAATGTTGGAGGTGCTTCAGATGCACCTAGTCAAACTATGTATGGTGCTGACGGTGCTACTGCTAAGGTGCTTTTGCACGCAGGAGGTGCAAGCTACTTTACTGGTGGCAACTTAGGTGTTGGAGATGACTCACCTGCTTACCGTTTAGAGTTACCAAATACTGCAAGTGCAGCAGGTCAAGTAAGGGCAAATGCTTATCAAACTTATTCAGACAGTAGAATAAAAACAAACATACAAACTCTTTCTTATGGACTAGATATTGTTAAACAATTAAAGCCATCACAATATAAACATCATAATTCTATAAAAGAAGATGGACAGTTTGTAAAACAAGACGAAGGTGCTAATGACATAGGTTTTATAGCACAAGAAGTTTTACCTTTGATACCTGAAGTAGTAAGTGTACCTGTAGATACAGATAAAGATTTGTATTCAATCAGTTATCCAAAACTTACAGCAGTTTTAACAAAAGCAATCCAAGAACAACAGGAACAAATAGAACAATTAAAAACTGAAATACAAACCTTAAAAGGAGAATAAAAAATGGCAATTTCATATGCATGGGATGTAAGTACAGTTGACACTTACCCAACAAAAGACAGCAATAGTGATGTCGTTTATAACGTACATTGGAGACTAACAGCAACTGATGATGTTAACAACGATGCGAATGGTAATCCACAGACTGCTACAGTCTACGGAAGCCAAGGTTTAGACACTGATGATATCTCAAGCTTCACAGCCTTTGCAGACTTAACAAGCTCTGATGTACAAGGTTGGGTAGAGGCTGCTTTAACTGCTGATACTGTTACAGAAATGAAAGCAAGCTTAGATGCACAGATAGCTGAAAAGATAACACCTACAAGCGTACAAAAAACAATTTCTTAAACCAAACCATTAAATAGGAGTGCAAACCAATGGAAAACAAAAATGAAGAAAATAAAAGAGAAGATAAAGAAAGCCTGGAGCAAACTCAAGGCACTATTCAAAAGCAAACCTTTGACATAAATATGCCTGATGGCAATGTTGTTAGTAGTGATTCGCTAGATGAAAACCAATACAGAGTGGCCGCAACTATGCAACACCTACAAAACCAGATAGAGCAGTTAGCACCGCAAGTACAAGAATTTGAACTCAAAAGAGATCATTTCAACCTTAAACAAAAAGAACTACAGGATCTACTAGGATCTAATGGAAAACCCAACTGAAACAATTACAACACTAGAAGCGTATCAGCGTGAAAACTCTATACGCTTCAAGTACATAGAAGACAGATTAGATGAAGGATCTGCAAAATTTAAAAGACTAGAATCAATAATGTGGGGTGTATACCCACTCATAATCACCACCCTGTTAGCTTCCAGGTATATTTAGTATGGATGATGCTATTTTATTAGTGTCAGAATTAGGCGTTCCGACTGCCGCACTAATAGCTGTAGGGTTCTTTCTCTACAAACTTATATTTAAGATTATTGACGGCATGACAGAAAAGGTAGATGTCTTAGATGATAAGGTGCAAGCAAGCCTGGACACTATGGAAGACAGGCTAACGACTAAGCTAGATTCACAGTATGGAATTATTGTTAGTCTTATTGACAGGGTAAGGCAAATAGATCAATCGCTAATCAGAAACGATATTTTGCTAAAGACTTTAGTAAAGATGCCTGAGTTGATAGATACCAACGAAATTACTAAAGCACAAAAAGAAGATCAAAGAAGGGATTGAATGAACAATACAGAAGTTAAATTATTGTTTGTAAACATCATCTTTTTTGGTTTTGTCTTCCAAGTATTACAAGCTGATGAAATGGTGCATGAGTTTAAATCACCATCATTTAGCGGTGTGGGTACATCCAGTCATTACTTAACAATAGACTCACAAGAAACAAGCAGAAAACAAGCTATCCAGGACGAGATAGAAGCGTTACAGGACGAAATAGAACGAGAAGAATCTAACACCGTAGAAGCCAGGTTTATGAGAAACCTAACTTCTAGGATCTACGCCAACATTGCCAGGCAAGTAGAAGATGCGTTGTTTGGCGAGAATCCTAACAAAAGCGGATCTATGGAGTTAGACGGCAATTTAATTGAATACGAGATAACAGATGAAGAAGTTAGAGTTACTATCACTAGCGAAGACGGTACAGAAACGACTGTTATTGTGCCTATTGGCGGTTTTACTTTCTAGTTGTACGCTAATGATAGATCCAATACAAAACAACTTACCGCCAGTTGAGTATTTAGAAGATGCTGTAAGGCAGACGTTACATACAGATCTAAAAGATGTTGCGGAACCAGAAAGAAAGCCTGTTATAGCGGTATATGATTTCCAGGATCTCACAGGACAAAGAAGATCTAATTCTAAATACGCTACGTTTAGCACAGCAGTTACCCAGGCACCACACGCTTACCTTATACGCGCACTCAAACACTCTAACTTTTTTGACGTAGTGGAAAGAGTGTCCTTAGATGCAGTTACTAAAGAAAGGCAGTTGATTAGATCTACCAGAGAAACATTTGATGAAGACAAGAAGCTCATGCCTCTCAAGTTTGGCGATATGGTGATGACAGGCGGCGTATTAAGTTATGAAGCCAATATAGAAAGCGCAGGTATAGGTGCAAGATATTTAGGATTGGGTGCAAGCCGTAAAGTTAGAAGAGATCAGATTACAGTAAGCCTACGTACAGTATCAGTTAGCACAGGGCGTATTCTTACAGAAGTGCTAGTAACTAAATCAGTTTTCTCAGCTTCCCTAGATAACGATGTATTTAGGTTTATAAGCGAAGGCACAGAATTAGTAGAGATAGAAGGTGGATCTGTAGCAAACGAGCCTATGAGTATTGCGTTACAAATAGCTATAGAAACAGCAGTATTAGAAACGATCAAAGAGGGTGTAATTAATAACTATTGGAGATATAAAGAATGAAAAAATTACTTTTATTACTCTTATTGTCTGCACCTTTAT